AAACCTAACCGAAGGTGAAAAACCACACAAAGAGGTTCATGTTTCTGGCGAGGCTGTACAGTTAACTTATGGGTATGAAGTCAGTGAGTGTGGGGAGATCACCGCTGCCAGTCTGTCTTCTACTTGTAGGGTCAACGGTTATGCTGAACAACTTAGTGAAGCCACCTGCAACGAAAACATCAGAGTTAGCAAGTTAAGACAGATAGAATATTTAAGAGGTACAGAGCCAGAATGGTTCCATTGTGCATACGGAGATCTGTCAAGATGCGAAAGAGTTTTCAAAGAAGTTACCATGGCTGGAGAAGCTACACAACTAACGTATGCTTTTTATCAGGGTGAATGTGGCAAAATAACGGCGCCTGCTCTAACAGAGATGATCAGGCTAACAGGCCAAGCCACTCAGTACTCTGAAGGCTCAGCAGACCGTAACATAAAAGTTAGTAAAATAAGGCGGATCTCATACCTATACGGCGAGGCTGTTCAACAGACTTACGGAGAGCCAGCCGATACTATATTAACAAAGAATATTACTGGATCTGAACCAGAATGGATAAGCTTTGGGATAGGGCTAAAACCTAGAAGAGAGTTCCACCTTTACCAAGAAAGAGCAGCAAACATTCAAACAAGGGATGTTTTCGGAGATTTTGATATTGGGGTAGGAACTGACCAGTCTTTAGCATCAGGTTATAGCGCTACTTGGGGGTCTTTAGGTAACAACTCGCATGTCCAATATCAACACGCTTTGTGGGGGTCAACAACGCAGTTTACAGAAGGTTATGGCAAGCTGGTTGTAGAGGACCTTCTTTACGGGGAAGCTGAGCAGGCTAGTGAAGGTAGTGGTTTTTTAAGCACTGTCAAAAACATAGCTGGGGAGACTGTTCAGAATTCTGAGGGGTCGGGAGTCCTTTCAGAGGGTCAATATGTTAGCGGAGAGGCGCAACAGTTTTATGAGCCTGAAATTCCAGACCTAAGAGAAGAACAGCAGTTGTCTGGAGTAGCAGACCAGTATTTTACACCGTCTAATACAGCTACTCTTACGATAACATATATATCAGGCCAAGTTACTCAATATTCCGAAGCATCAGCAGAGCCTATAAGAGCTATCTACTATGGTTTTTCTGGTGAAGGACAACAAGAGACGGAGGCTAACAATAAATATTTAGCTTTTATCTCGTACATGGGCGGCCAAGCAAGCCAAGAGTTTAACACTGAAGCACCAGATATGACTGTTCAGCTGTCTGTATCGGGTTCAGCTAACCAATATTATACTGCTGATCCAGCGGTTCTTGCAACAAACAAATTTATCCATGGGGAGGCCACGCAAGAAAGCGAAGGTTTTTGCTCTGGAGTATCAGAAAGAGTACATTGTGCAGGTACTGCCGAACAGCTTAGCGAAGGAGCTTTAGCCACTGCCAACTTGACATCTTACTTGTCAGGAGAGACAATTCAAGAATATGAGCCTTACGGAAAAGCCATCCTAGGGAGGGTTTTGCGCAGTGAGGTTTCTCAGCTAACAGAGGGTTCTGGCTCTAAGCTAAATGAAGTTTTGCAATTGACAGGCAGTGATGTTATCCAGTTGACTGAGTCTAACGGATATTGTACAACTAACAAACATGTTAGTGGTACAGCAGAGCAACAAGAAATAGGAGAAGGCCTGCTTACAACATACAATCAGCTTAACAGCGTTGAGGTGGCACAGTATACTGATGGGGTAGGAAGTGTTTTGAGTGAAAAAGTAGAGGGTGGCGTAGGTAGTCAAGAAACAGAGGCGAGTGGGTTTATAAACATATCAACTATCTACGAGCCTATTGATAGTCCTACTATAGAGATATATAACTAAAATTATTTCAATTAATAAAAAAGGAAGAGTTTAAAATGGCTATTATAAACGGATACAGCAACTACACAGCAGCAGGATTACAAAATCATGGCATGGCAGTAATTGGCGGGTCTTATTCTCCACCTATTGCACAAGATGTATGCGTGGGCTTATGCTTGCAGACAAATCCATTCCAGACAAACTACCAACCGGGAACACTAACAAGTGAGCCTATTGGTGTAGGTGGATATTTAAGAGCGGAAGCGCCTAGTGGGGATCCATCAGGGGCTGGAGTGTGGAGCATCTCCGCAGAGACTGATGTTACAGAAATCGAAAACACAGTAGCTATTACCTTTCCAGTATCAACAGCAGATTGGGGACAAATCTACTATTTTTCAGTCTTTGACAACAGAGATGCTAACGTTGGTAACTTGATATGGGGTGCTGCTATAGCTGTACCTAAGCAAATAGAGATTGATACAGTTGTAGTTTTTACACCACAAGCTCTAAAAATCAAGGCAAGAAATACCTAGGATGATCCCTACCATCACTGTTAGGGTCTACAGCGACAACGTAGAGTTTCTAATTTTGAAAAATAAAGGCGCCCCCGTGAACCTACGGGGGCTAACATCCGTGCAGTTATGCACAGATGACAGCAAAAAAATTAGCTCTATTGACCACCCTGATGCTTTTGATTGGTTAGGTCAACCAAAAGGCGTTTTAAAACTTAAATTAGGGCATGTCCTTTTAGACACTGGCATCATAAATGCTCAGTTGTCGGTTTATGATGGTCTTAATCCTAACGGCCTTTACTTTGGGTCTATTAGATTAAGAACTATTAGGGGCTGCTAACAATAAGAACGGAGAAAAAAATGGACAATCAAAGGAAAGCAATACCAAAAGCCGTTCCCAAGGGAGTCAAGCCGACGCCCACAAGGCCAGCTCGAAGACCAGTCGTAACCGTGAAGCCTGTCCAGCCAAAAGCAAGGCCAGTTGCTCAGCCAAATAGGCCATCAGGTACAGCGGTAACGAGGCCAGTTGCTGTCAAAGCTCCTGTTGCTCCTGTAAATAGAAGTGCTATTCCTAAAAAAACTATTGCTCAGACAGTAAAGGCTGTAAATTCTTCAATTGCTCCCAAGGCTAAAGCCAAACAAGAGCTTCCTAAACCTAATAATGAGCCAACAGCTAAAGTTCAACCAAGAACCTCTGCTGCTGGTAATAACTTGCAAGCTGCTGCTCCTACTAAATTTGTTAGGGAGTTAGCTGACAAAACTGTTCCTACAGACAACTCGTTAGTGATAACAAGTGAAACAACTACCGATGAAAGTTACAAAACTACTGTTGGGCAGGTGTCTAACCATATAATCAACTCTAACAAAGATGCTTTCTTTGGAAATGTCACAGCAGCAGCATCTATGACTGCTGTTAACGATATTACTTGCTATAGTGGAGACATTAAAACTCCAGCAGCATCCATTAACAATGATGGTTCAGTTTCTGCAGCTTCAGCCCAAATTACGGGCGGTATCAGCGCAGGCAGTATGGCTTCAAACACCTTCACTGGAGGAGACTTTTTAGGGGGCAGTGCTAACATAGCAGGCAACTCTCAAACAAACAGCCTCACATGTGTAGGGACTTCTGAGTTTGGTGGCACATCAACATTCACAGGGCCAATTCAAGCTAGTGATGTTAATGTTACTAGTCTTATGTCTTCTGTTATGTATCAGGGCGACAATATGGTTTTGTCAGGCACTGGTAATTTTAACGGGATTACTTCTGTAACTGGAGTGTCAGGCGCTACTATAACAGGATCAACATCTGTTACTTCGCCGTTAATATCAGCTTCTGGTATCAACGGAACGGTAAACACTACAGATCTTAACTCAAGCGGTTTAGGGACTTTCAACAACATAGTTGCAACGGACATTGACGTAGACGATTTAACAATACATACCTCTTTTAGCGCTGTAGAATTGGATGCTCAGAATGCTAACATTACTAACAATATTAGCTGTGATTCACTCGACACAGCCACAAGAGTTACAGTGGGGGGCTTCGCTCCTCAGACTAGCGAAATTGGAGCCAATTCTGTCGAATGTACTAATCTTGCTGCAGATGCAATAACAGGGCTTTCAGGAACCTCGAGTGTTGACGTTCCTTTGATCAGTGCAACGACATCTATTGCCTCTCCAGTTGGGAACATCACAACTGTTGTTGCTGATAACGTTATTGCTGCTGCAAATGTTCAAGCAGATTCTGCTGTAATTGGAACACAGCTAACAGCAGCGTCATCTTTAGTGTCAGGCTCCTCTGTAACTGATAATCTTACAGTTAATACTAATGCTGCAATCAATGCTGCCGATATAGAAACATTAACAATCAACCCTACTGGATCAATGTCATCTCCAGCTGCTAACATTTCAGCTTTGACAGGGACAACAGGGGTTTTCACATCTAATATTCAAGCCGAAACTTTTTATGCTACTGGAACAAACCCAGCCATAACATCAGACGGCCCTGTTAATGCTGTTAACTTTGTAGCAACAACAGGGGGTGTGCAGGCCAATGCTGGTACTATAAGTGGCTTAGAAATTACCTCTATAGGGGCTTTGAATGGGGCTAGTGCTAATGTAACTAACAATACTCACTCAGAGACATACACGGCAGGGACAAGCATCACTGCTCCTTTGTTTGTGTCTGATTCTGGAAATGTCACAATAACTAGCTCAACAGATACTATTGATGCTCCGCATTATACAGGTGGCGACATCAATGTTACGACCGTTGGTGGTACAAACTTATCAATTGCTAATGATGGTGTAATAGGGCACGATTTAACTGTAACTAATGATTTAATAGTTGGAAATAGTTTGTCGTTCTCTTCTTTAGTAATAGATGATCTTGTTGTTAACGATTATATCACTTGCAATACTGGTAACATAACAGCTAGTGCAGGGGATATTGTAGCAACTGCTGGTGGTATAATAGCTAATAATGGTGCTGTTACCGCTGGAAATGGGTTCTATACCACTATAGGCAGTTACACCACCGACGATGGAAACATCGAGACCCTCTTCGGATCTATGTCTTGTGGGGCTGGGCTTACAGCTACAGGTGGTAACATAACAGCTAGCGCTGGTAACCTTTCTGGAGTTCAAGTAGTTGCTGGGGCTTCTGGAATAACCACTGCTGGTCCAATAGTTGCTACTGGGCAAAACATATCAGCTGATGTTTTAGTTGCCACGGGCGCAACCAACTCTACAATAACTAATTTAGAAGTTGACAATTTAACAATAAACGATGACATGACCGTTGACGATATAACAACAACTGGCCATGTGGACGCTGGTACTGGCGTTACTGCTACTACTGGAGATATAACCGCTACTACTGGCAACATAGTTGCAACAGCTGGTGGTATAAGTGCAGCTGCTGGGGCTGTGTCAGGATTAGGAGTAACCGCAGGTACTAGTGGCATACAATCTGTCGGTCAAATAGATTCAGATAGTAACATTGTAGCAACTCTTAATATGCACGCTGATGTTGATGTTACTTCTAATAATAATATTACTGCTATCGGCGGTGATATAACAGCCTCGGCTGGAAACATAGTCGCAACCCTTGGCGACATAGAGGCTTCAGCTGGTAGCATAACCGCTAATGGGGCGCTGATTTCATCTACTGGTAATATTACTGCTGTGACAGGAGATATAAACTCTGTCGCTGGTAATGTTTATGCTAGCGGGAACATAAACACTGATAGTAATGTGATAGCTGTTGGGAACATTGGGACCGGTAGTGGCGATATCGTTACCGATACTGGAGATGTAAACGCTACTGCAGGTGCTGTTAATGCTGTCCAAGCTGTTATAGGGGCTAGCGGGATTCAATCTGATGGTGCTATTTCTTCAACATTAGATGTCAGTGGTGCTAATTTATTAGCTACCACAGGTCATATCTCCGCTGCGGCTGGTAGTATCTCTGCTGCGACTAATATAGTAGCAACATCAGGGTATGTGTCTGCTGGAAGTACAATGACAGCTGGGTCTGGTATTTCTTCGACTACTGGCAATATAGAGGCTGTAGCCGGAGACCTTATAGCTGGTGCTAACGTGGATGCGACGGGATGGATTCAGTCTGATGATCAGATAATATCTCAAGGCAACGTAACATCTGTAGCCGGAAATGTTGTTGCAACTGCTGGAGATCTTATAGCAACAGCAGGTAATGTCCATGCCAATACTAACATAACTGCCGCTACAGGAAATATAACAGCTACTGCTGGGGATATTAATGCGGGCAACGATGTGAATGCTTCAAACGCTATTGGTGCCGTAAATGACATAACAACATCTGCTGGGGATGTTATCAGCCAATCTGGTAATATAGTAGGTGATAGTTTAGTTGGGTTTAGTACCCCAGCTAATTATGTTACAATGTCTGGTTCTACAGTGTCAGCGGTCTCAAGCGGTGATATTGGATTATGGAGTGCAGGTGGGAAAGCAATAGAAATAGAGAACTCTGGTATAATAAACAATCCTAGAACAAGCTGTGTCTCTGTAGGCTTTAATGACCTTGAGATTTCTCCAGTTGGCACGATTCATGTCTTGAGTCTATCTGGAGCAGGGTCAGGAGACCTCCACGGGGCAATATCAGGCAATACGTTTACTTGTAAGTCCGTAGCTGGAGGCAGTTATAGATTTGATTTTAGTCTTTGGATCCAGCCTAGCAACAGAACTCCTAATGGTGGCACGGCTTACCATTTGTATTCAGATACAGGGGTTTTAATTAGACAAGCTATTTACGCTGTTCCTAACTGTCCAAACATCACTGTCTTTCCTAGGCTGAATGTTAACTTTTCTTTTGATTATTCACTAAGCTTTAATGGAACAATTGATTTCAGGTTAAGTTGTGAATCGACTAGCGGTGATATTTGTACCGTTTATGATTACTCTGGTCCTAATCAGACTGGGTCTTATGTAACAATAACTAAGCTTTTTTAAAGATTCAATCTAAGGGGGTTCCCTGCGGAACCCCTCTAAAAAAAGAACTACACTTTCCAGCTTAGCTTAATGTCTTCAAACATTAATGTTTTTAAATCGACGTCAAGAGCTTCAGCTAGACTAACTAGTGACAGGAAAGCAACTGAGTAATTAATTTCTCTTTTGTCTTCTGAGTTTTCTCTTAGTTGACTAGTTATAGTGGTCAAGACTGAACCAGATAGTCCTTTTTTATTAAAGAATGATTGTCTGGTTTCGCCTCGAACCCTTAATAGCTTGTCTACATTTTCTACTACCCTAGCCACAACCTCTAAATAAACAGTTCTTTTATCCATTTTTTATCTTACCTAACCTTTCTATTGCGCTTTTCATTCTAATGCTAGGACCATCAATATTAATAGGAGTGCAGAGTTCTAAAACTCTATCCATGATAGCATTACACATATTGATGTTAGCGCTATTTCTTGAAGAGTCCCTAACCATTCTATCTACCAACTTGGTAGGTTTGTAATTGCTCGTTACAATCGTTCTTTTGCCCGATGCTAATCGTATTTCTATTAAGTCTATTAAGGCTTCTAGTGTCGACTCAAACATATTGTGATTGCCCAAATCATCCAATAGAAGCGCATAATGACCGGTGCCTATTGATTTAATTTCTTCCGTTAATTTATATTTGCTGGTTCTAGCTAGTTCAGAGATTTTAAGATACCTCACGCTTATAGAACCATTATGTTTTATGACCAGTCTTTTTAATAATCCTATTGATAGCAACGTTTTTCCAGTTCCATTTGGCCCCCACAAATAAGGAAACGCCTCCTCTTTGTCGCCAGTCTTATCAAGACCATCCATAAACTTTTGAGCTGCTATCTGATACTCAACAGGCTTTACTGGTAATTTTTCTAAGTGGTAGTAAGGAATGTGAGACTGTGACAATGCAGCGCGGATATCTAACTCGTGCTTTTCTTTTTCGAGAGACTTTTGTTCTCTTTCAGCACAAGCGTCGCACACAATAGCTTTTATTAATCTGCCTTGGAAAAGGACTGATTCAACTTTATCGTTGCACTGCAAACAATTAACCATGATAACCTCATATCATTTCATTAAGAGCATCTATTTGGCTTGCCCTGTGTTCTTCGACCCCTAGTGCTAAGTTTTGTTCTTTCTCTTCCCATAACCTACTGAGAAGCAAGTTGCCAAATCCAAGCAAGTATTTGCCACCTTCTCTGGTCCAAATGCTCTGCGTTTTCAAGTATTTTAAGTATTTATATATTTTAGTAGACACTTTGGTGATGGCCTCATCAAAAGAGACCTCGATCTTATCTTTCTTTTTGTCCCTAATGTAACCAACGACCATTTTTTTAAACTCCCTAGCTGCTATAAAAGGCTGTAAGTCTTTTCTTTCTGGATGGTATTGGTCTTTCAAAAGGGTCAGGGCGTCCCTTAATTTATCAGAAGAGCTTTTTGTTGGCCTATCGACTTTTTTGATAGATGATATCCCTATGATGTTTCTATAGTACTGATGCCACAACAAACAGTATTTGTTGGTTTTAGCTGTTATTTTGCCAACCTCTTTTCGTGGTGCCTTTTTGTCTATGAACAAATTATCTTGTAAGACCTTCATATGATATCTAAGAGTACTTAAAGGAAGCCCCGTCATTTCAGCAAGTTCTTGATGTTGAACCCTCACCCATTCTTGTCTATGCAATAAATTAAAAAGAGCTAGCAGGACTGTCTTAGTGCCTTCAGCTATTGATATGCAATCTAGCAAACGCTTATATTTATCCTTATAAAAAATATCTTCGGCTTTGAAAATACTCCCAACCTCCGGAAAGTCTTTAGTTTTTATCTTTAAGTATGTGTCGTTTTTGAATGTTATTTCTAGATGTGCCATGTATATCCTTTCTTATTTATTACTAGGTTACGCTAAAAAACCTGAATATGATAATTAGCGTAACCATAAAGAGTTCTAAAAAGGAACGTCTGAATTGTCGTTATCTTGACTAGCAGGTTTTGGTGTGATAGCTACAACTGAGTTCGCCCTAACCGTTACTGTTGTCCTGCTAACACCTTGCTTGTCTTCATATATAGATATGCTAGGTACTCCTGACACATTGACTAGTAGCCCTTTCCTTAGTTTATTATCTAAGTACTCTGCTTGTTTTCCGAACACTACTACTTTGTACCAGTCTGTTACATAGTCGTCACGTTCTTTTCTGCTGATCGCTAGGCTAAAGTCTAATATATTTAAGTTGTTATAGTTTTTCATTTCATTTTTGTAGCCTATGTGTCCTAATAAATTTATGCTTGCTGCGCTTGGCATTATTCTTTTCCTTTTAATGATATGTTTTCTAAAGCAGATGATACGTTTCCAGTCAAAAACCTATTGAAGTCGGTTAGCTCATAATCACTGTCGAGTTCTGATACAAAAACTCTGTATAGTTCTGCCATTAAGGCTCTATTTTTTACTAGATCGAACCCATGGCTTTGGTTATGATCTTCGTTTTGATACTCGTATGCTTCGCATGATGTTATTTTTTCTATAAACTTTTGCTTGTCGTTTTTATTTGGTTTATCTTCTATTGCTTTAACAATAGGAGTCTTGATCTCTTTTTTAACAATGTCTATTTTTTCTGGTGCTAGCTCTGCTTTCTTAATAGTTTCATTTTCAGAAGGTCCCGACATTTCTTCGGCTGTATACAATCCCCCAAGCGCATCGCTGAAAAGCTTTCTGGCTGCAAATGACCACGCTCTAGATTCTAACATTCGGTACGGGTATTTGTACCAAAAAGAGCCAAAATTTCCAGAATGATCGTGGAAACCACTGGCCTCCGTTGATTTAGTCCTTTTGTCCCATAAGCCAGCCCTCTTGGCGTCGCCTATAGAGAATTTTTTTATTGTGATACCTTCTATGCCTTTTCTTCCCATTTCGCATACTGCTGCAAAATCATTGTTAGGGAATTCACCTTCAAAATATTCTTTTAAATGAGATAGTTCATTAGTAGCTAAAACCTTGGCATTAGCACCGTCGCCCCATATTGTTAATTTATCTCCGATTCTTAGTAGATAGTTAAGTGCAAAGCTGGGCGACATACCACGGTCATGAGCATCCAAGAAAAAAGCAAATAACTGGTGGGGCGTTTCATACAGCTTTTTGTTTATCCATCTGCCCCCTGCCTTTTCTTTTACAGTTGGGATACCATGACCAGCCAGATGCCTAACCTGTGCTTCTATAGCTAACCATTTTATCTTGGGATCAACCCAGTCTAGTTGTTGTATTCTTTCCAGTTCCATAATTTAAAGAACTCCGCTGTTTTAAGTGCATTGATAAATAATGCAATATCTTCGACATAAGTGTCCTCATAAGAGTTGTAGAGTGGCTTTTTGCCGGGCCTTATCCTTAATGATCCATATTTATTAACCACTCCTTTAATTGTAGTGCTTTGATCTATCATATATTTATAAGCAGCAAGCTGTAATCGCCACCATGGCTGTTTATTCTTGGAAGTCTTGTAATCTATCAAGGTTAAATCTTTGACGTCGTCAGCTGACGCTAAGACCAAATCAGGGTGGCCAGTTATTTTTAGTTCGTCGCAAGACAATTTAGGTTCTTTCGACATAACTATTTGGTCTTCCATGGCTTCTGATTTCCATAACATAAAACTTTCATAGTAACCTGCTAGATCTGTTGGTACATCTATCCCTGAATCCAATGGATCATCTATGTTGGTTTCACACATTAAGTGGACTCTAGTGCCACGCTCGCAAGCCTCTTTGTTAAACCATCTTTTATCTAAAAAAAACCCTATCACTGTGGTTACTGAATAATATTCTGGCAACATGTATCGCTCCATACTTGTTGTTATTTCATGCTTCCTTTACTTTTGGCTATAGCAGTTCCCTTTATAGATACATAAGGTGGGCTAACAAAACACACATCTTTGTTAGGATCTACCGATTCAGGAGGAACAACTGATAAGGTTCCGTTAGGCATCTTCCTAACAAGAGCACATGTCCCAACTTTTCCAGCATGTTGGCATGAGTTTCTAAACAAGGGATCTTTGCATTTAAGCATAGTATTTTTATAAACAGGTCCCATCGCATGAGTCTTACCGGGTAATAAATTTAATTTTGACATTTTAGTTTCCTTATAAGAGTTGATATGTTATCGTAAATTTAGTAAAGATTCTCTCTAAGTGTTGTTTGTATCGCTCCTAACGGCCAAGTTTTCCTTTCCTTGGCCGTTAACCCTTATCTTAAAAGGTATCATCTTCTATTTTTCCGTTTGTATCCTTTTTATTATAAAAGAAATCATCTGCTCTTTTCTTAGTTTCCATGAATGTTCTATGTACTGTTGAACCGAACTCGCTGTGTTTCATGATATAATCTCGATCGTTAAGCAATCCTAAATAAAACGCTGAAAAAACAATTAGCATTTCTTTGAGAGCTTCGCTGGGATCTTTAATATACTGCTCACTTAATGTCGCAACTTCAAAAGCAAGGGCTCTCACAATGGCATCTTCTGTTGTTTCTAGGGTAGAGCACGAAAGACTTAGTGTTCTAGCGTTCTCTTCTATCCAAAAATGAAGGTTCTCGACGGCTACACTGTCTTCATTCCAATCTAGATTGTTGATGAAATCGTAGATCAACTTTATAGCTATTGAGTGGTCAGGGTTTCTAGGCATTGTAGTCCTCCTGTTCGATGCTTGTTGAGAAATCTTTGGTGGATAAAGACATATTGCCGTATGCTGAAGAAGATTGCACAGCTTCGCCACTAAGTTCAACTATCTTTGGCGAGTTGCTAAAATAGAGTTTGTTTATGGGACAATCATTGGGCCTCAGAAAAGAGTCTTGCCTTTCCCTATGATAATCCTTACACATTCCATCGTCATAGCTCTTGCCGTCTATGTCGGCCTCTTCGATGCTAAAACAGCAAGCTTTGTAGCAGTTAAAGATCTTTCTGTAGTGGCTTGACCCTAGGTTCTTGCTAGACAGTACCGCCACTGGCATCTTAGCATCTACAGACAATATCGCAGCGTTGTCTGTATAGTATTCAACTCTCTTTCTAAGCGACAAGTTTGAATCGGGCCTATGAATAGGTCTAAAAAAAATAGTTACTGCATTTTCTCCTGAATAATTCCTAAACCTAGGAATGGCCAGAGAAAGAACATCCCCTGTGCTTTCTAACTTGTCTCTGTCTAGGAAGGTTATTGCAACAAGGTAAGATTCTTCGTGAGTACATGGTAGCACTGGTTGCAAGTTCATGAGTGCCGTAAGTTTTTGCAGAGCAGCTCGCTTGCTCAAGTTCCACTCCCAAGGGTTTCCCCATATTCTAGATACATCTTTTCTCCACGCATCAAGAGAAAGCTTTGGTGAGAATTTAGGTAAGCTACTAGATCTCCTGAACTCTCTAAATTTGGCTGGTCTGATAGGCAAGAAATCACCAGAATGTCCATAGACAGGTTCGTTGTCCTCGACGTGAAGACCAAAGACATTATGAATGCTTATTACCGTTTGTAGAATAGTTATTCTTTCTTCAGTTAAAAACATAGCCGTATTAAAAACAGACTTATTAGCAATATCTGTTAAGCAGACATTAGAGGTGCCTGTTTCACAAGGGCACAGCCCAATGTTGTCGAAGTTTTCGACTAGAGTCAGAACTATGATGTCATTGTCGCCCTCATTAGAAGACCTTCTAGGAATGGCGTTTATAAGCTGGTTGCAACCAGAAAACCTTATTCTATGTGCATCTCTAATGACAAGAAACACACAAGGTGCTTGTCCTGAACGCTCAGCCTGAGCTAAACTGACAGGCTTTAGGTTTGCTAAGAAAACAAGTTCATCTTTAGATAGACAACCTTTTTTAGAGTAAGGACCGTTATTAGGCCAAAGCTCACCCATTAGTTTCTGCCAAGCATCCAGAGTCATTTGTTCTTTGTAAGATTGTTCCTTGTTATTCATACAACCTCCTAAAATTAATTTACGTTTATTCAAGTCTTGAAACCCTTATAGACTTAAATAAATTCCCTGTCAAGCATAAAATAAAATAAATTCAACAATAATTAATTTATGACGCCCTATCGTCATATTAAATAAAAAAAGGTTCCTTTTATGACGCAAGGGTGATATCTATGCTTATTATAACAACAAAAGAAGAGGATTTAATGGCACAGAAAAAACCACGGTGTATAGTGTGTGCGCACGAGCACCGTCAGAAAATAAATGAATTATTAATATGTGGATACTCTAATCGTAGCGTTGCTAAACAATTCAACCTATCAGAGCCAACAGTGCGCCGACATAAAAAGAAGCACCTTGCCGAAAAAGTAGTTAGGGCGATGGTCAGCAGCCTAGACAAGTCTAAAGAGACTGAAAAAAAGGTTAAAACCTTAACTAAAGTAGAAGTCATAGGGTTAAACGAAGAAACGGGCGAGCTTCTAATGGATGAATTTAGAGACATGCCGTCCGTGTTAGATGATCTAGGCTCACATATAAAGTTTCTTTATGAGGAGGCTGTAGAGACTATGCTGACTGCTAAAGCCAAGAATAACCATGATTTGAAGCTGAGAGCCTTAAAGGATGCTCGAGAGTGTTTGCTAATCGTTAAGAGCGCTGCAGAGCTTATTATGTCTAGAAACCAAGACGATGATTTTGATTCTTTGGTTGGTCGAATACTAGACGCTGTCCACGAATACCCTGAAGCTAGGAACGCTATTGCTTCCAAACTTCTAGATGAGTAGAATTAATTTAAGATCAACTAGAATTAATTTTATTTCAATAATAATTATTTTATGCTTGACACGTAATTATTTATGGTCTACAAGGGGATCAACACTTAGATGAACGTGAATTAATTCTAGTCATTAGCTAAAAGAAAGGAAAAATAACAAATGAACCAACCAAAAATAGTAGATTACTTTTCAGAATGGGTAGCGACTAACCAAGACAAAATGTCCGATAAAAAACACCGTCTCTTAACAAGTCTAGGGGACGTGATAGGAACAAAGATCATGAACGACTCGCAGTGTTCAGAATGGAAATTGTCAGACAAGAAATTATTACACTCAATGTTGGATATAGTAAGCATACAACGATAGAACTAAAAGGATCGAGCATGTCTTTACCATATAGATCAAAAGATAGATACCTAGCCTTAGCAATAGACCCATTAAGGTTTGTCAAAACAGCCTTTGATTTTGTTCCTGATGTACACCAAGCAGGAGTTTTAACAAGACCAGATTCTGAACAATTGATCGTATGGTCAAGGCAGTTCGGAAAATCAGCAACTGTTTCGGCCTTATGTCTTCACACAGCCGTTTTTAATCCTGAAAGCGTTACATTAATAGCAGCCCAAAGAAAAGAAGTCGCACAGGAGATGGTGCGTAAGGCTAAAAAAGGAGTGCGTGTTTTAAGAGGTGGTCTTTTTCCGACAATAAAAAAGGACAATGCAGGATCATTAGAGTTGTCAAATGGCTCTAGGATTATGGCGGTCTCAGGATCTGAAAGTGGGCCTCGTGGTTATACGGTTAACCTAGTCGTTGTGGACGAAGCTTCTAGGGTACCAGAAGAGTATTACGAAGCCGTTACGCCTACACAGTCTACTGTTAAGAGACCTAAATTTATTGCTATGACAACGCCTTATGGTAAAAAGGGTTGGTTTTGGGATCTTTGGTCTAAAAATACTAGTTGTTTCAAGCAGTTATTGACCTACAAAGATTGTCCTAGAATAAGCGATGAATTTATAAAAAAAGAAAGGGAGCGCCTGCCTGATTATGTCTTTAGGCAGGAGTACATGTGTGAGTTCGTTGATCCTAAAACTTCTGTTTTTGATTACGATGAGTTTATGGCTTGTGTCGACGATAACGTAAAAACAATGGGGTTAAGGATTTAAGATGACAGACATGGACAACAAAGATATTTTTGTTTTTAGAGTTTTTGGCGAGAGTTATTATGTCTCAGGCTTTTTTAATACTAGCAAGGACCATCAAGAGAAACTTTATTTTGAGGCTTATTACGATATTGGTGCTCCTTTTCCAGAGGTTATAGTGTGTTCAGGAGAGTGCTTTGGTGCAGAACAGTTCATTCCAACCAAAGGAATTAACAGGGCGTTTGAGGTTAAGAGTTCTGTTGGGGGTCAGCTTCTTAAAAATGCTAAATATTTCATGAATATGAATACAATTAGATCTCTTGCCGTTGATTTCATTAAAAATTTTGAGGAGAAGTCTTCTGTAAAAGCTTCTTGTAATACTAAAGACCATCTTTATTCTCAAAAAGCAGTTACAGTGATTTAGCAAAGGGTGGTTTTTTATTGGTAGACATTGAGTTTTGGAATGATTTGCGTAGAAAAGTTAGCTTTTATATTGATAGTGAAAGCACCACCGCTTACCAGTCATACGCTGGAATATTAGGATATATATGCAAAGAGTTTTACCATCTAGGAAAGAAGGAATCGTCTAACACTATCGTTATTAAAAAAGATTCTCATATAAAAATAGTGAACACAGAAAAGGATTAGTTATCAGGACACAAGCGATCAAAGAAAGGGAGTTATAATGAGCACTTTAGATCTCAATGATTTTGGCAGGGAGCTTCACAACACAGGAAGCCAGCTCGTACTAGAGGAGCATTGTTCGGTTTTAAAAATAGAACTTTATAAGGAGGAGGATTCTTATTTTACCGAACGTAACATAGCCAATATTTTTAACGTTAACATAGAGTCTTCAGATACCATTTATGCTGACAATGATTACTGGTTTTTTGTCCGTCCCGTTAAGACCTTTAGGCTTAATAATGGTCTTGTTTTTGAAAATATAAGCTTGATGGTCGAACAAAATACGGTTTCTTTCCACCTTGATTTTGCAAAGGCTGTTTTTCCAAAAGGTTATGAAAATCTAAGCTTGTTAGGCCTCGTGGCCCCGAATGTCTTTATAGATACTATTATGGCTCTTGATAAAAGGTTTATTGGGACTGGGGTTAAAAAGCTTCGGCTGAACTAATAGAGTTAGGCGTAATAGGTCTTGGCGAAGAAATAGGGGGTATACTTATTGGCTAAGACAGTATCATAAAAAGATAAAATACAGTTAAGGAGCGACAATAATGACCACTGAAGATCAATTAAAAGATAAGATACTTGCCCAACTAAAATCCGTAGACGCCCCCACTGAGGCTTATATAGATTTTGAAAGCCTTTTCGGAAACAACTGTGATTACGAGATAGAAGGTGAGGATGAGTGGGAGCTTATAAGAGGGGAGTCCTTCGTAGAAAGAGCACTTAGTTTTTTTACGGATACCTCTCAAAGATATGACGAAGACGGAGACCCTTATGACCTTGATTTCAATAGTTATCCAAGTCACTGCCCTCTCAAGGCTATAACTGAGATTAATAACGCTTCACATATTTTTGGTTACTTTACAAACGATAATGTAGGGGGAGCCGAAGGTGTCTCCAGTAGCATCAACAGAGCTTGCTCAATATGTGAAAAATATGGAACAGTATTCAAGTATCTTTATCGTGACCGTAGAGGAGTGCTAGTCGATAATTCTTGGAACATCTGGACAAAGACATGTGAGGGGCTAGCGATAGGTTTGAGACCTACAGAGTACCGTATAGCAGCTGACTTTGGGTTTCACAAGGCTAGCAGTAGCGAAGTCTCTTTGGCAGACGGAGAGTGCTATATTGTCCGTCCTAGTGAACGGTTTGCACACTCTCTCAAGACAAGAGAAGACTTCTTATGGCAATCAGTACTGAGCATGTCGATGTTTACACCAAAACCTTTCCATTTTACTTCTAAAGAGACCGTTTTAGCTAAGATAACAGAAGGAGGAGGGCTATCAATGGTTGCGTCTTGCACTGCTCCTTTAGAGATAAGACTGGGGGTTCATGGGCCTGTGGTTCTTTTTTCGTATGAGTATTCAATAACAGGCATTTTCATTGAAATAACACCTAATAAAGAAGTGTCCTTATATTTTAAAGAATCGGAGTGTAAGAAAAAAACTGAGAATAGTAAAAACCCTTATGACCTCGAGGAGTTGATTTCTAAGCACAACAACTTCTTTTTCTATATAGCTGCAAACGCTGCCAAGAAGATTTTTAATGATAGCCTGTTCCCTTTCGTCGAGGCTTATAAGGACAGAAAATGATAGACAGACCAGCTTTAGAAATTCTTTGCGGAGACTCTAGGACTCTTCTTGAGGGCTATCCTGATGGATTCTTTAATTTAATTGTGGCAAGCCCTCCCTATGCTGATGCTAGAGAAAAACAATACCACAGCGCAAGCCCTAAAAAGTACGCTGCCTTTATAGGGAGCTTCCATCTTGAATTCTGGAGGGTTTTAGCAAAAGAAGGGTCTTTGGTTCTTAATTTAAAAGATAAAATTGTAGATGGTGTTAGATCTCGGCATGTGTGGGAAAGTATAGGGCTGTTAACTTCTATGGGGTGGAAGTGCGTTGATGATTATATTTGGTCGAAACCTAACGGCATGCCCGGGTATTGGCCTAACAGGTTGAGAGATCAATGGGAGTACTGCTTCCACATGACAAAGAATAGAAAGTTCGCAATGTACCAAAGTGCTGTAAAAAAGCCAGTTGGGCCATGGGCTGCAAAAAGATTAAAGAGCTTGTCTAAGAAAGACAGATCAAGGCGCAACAGCGATAGCAAGAGTGGGTTCGGTAAGAATGTTTCTAACTGGGGAAACAAGAAAATGGTTTTGCCCGGAAATGTCATCACATCATCAACTGTAAGTAAAAACACTGGGCACCCTGCTGCTTTTCCTGAAGCTACCCCTCTTTTTTTATAAAGCTGTTTACCAAAAAAGGGGATATCGTCCTTGATCCTTTCGCTGGAAGCGGGACAACTGGAGCGGTGGCAGTCTCTCTCGGAAGATCATGTGTGCTGATAGATTCAGAGCCAAAATATGTCAACTTGATCAAAGATAGACTGTCACTATTATCGGATAAGTTTGTTCAGGCAAAAACACTAACAAAGGATCGCCATGATGCTAGATACTGTTTATAATATCAAAGATGTTAAAGACATTAAAAAAGGGAAAATTAACAAGATAACAAACAGGTCAAAAGAAAAATGGCTGGTTACCAAAGGTCGTAAGCTCTATAAAACTGCACTGCTAGAAAGCGATCTAATAACTTCTCAAAATAGCACCATAAGGTTTTTCTTCGGATGCCCTATGAGCGATGTATCGAGACTGCTTGAGAGTGGTGATTTTTCAAAACAAGAGCGTCATTTTTATAACATTAGCAGCTTCAAAGAGTTCTGTAGTAATTATGCGCTGACAGCAACTATATTGGGTGTTAAACTGTCTGATCTTGCTCCTGTAGCGGAGTCGTCAGATCAAGGAAGGGTTATCATACAAGACTTCTTGTTAGGTGGTGGAATAAAAGCCGATTATGCAGAGATCTTTTTTAGGTCTTTCTTTCCTAAAGAATGTGACACTTTTTATTCAATTGATTACTCTATTTTTGGCATAAGCGTAGACACCAGAACACTGTTATATAATGGCAAAAAAGCTAGGTTTATGGCTAGATCAATGCCTGCTGATGACATTGCTAAACTATTTATACAAAGAGTAATGTACAGAGCGCATTGTATAGGGTGCGATACAATAGAAGCTTTTCTATGCGACAACTCTCTTGTTAGGGGCTGTCTTTCTTTTACAAAGCACGTATCTAGAATTTGTGCGGTAAGCTCCCACAAGAGCCATTTGCCTACTCCAGAAATGGATATGGTTAGGAAACAACATCAAGCCATGGTTAGAAAGTTACAATGCCTTATTAGTTCGCCTTTAGATATCGTCCAGCTATCTGTTTAGGAGGAAAAATGAGTAATATAATTTTATCATGCGACTGTTTGGATTGTTTAAGAATGTGGTTTTCCGGACTAATGTTCGGTCTTCTTGGATTGCAAAGGAGATCTTTATGTTAAAAAACATTGATCCAGAGTCTTGGATTGCAATTTGGATTATAGTGATACACACTAGCATGCTAGGCGCTCTATGGATCCTTGGTCTTATAATCTTTAACCTTGAATAGATCAAACAACTCTCGGTATTTTTTTTGTTAAAAAAGGAGACACAGAATGAACCCGTTATATGATGGCTATACTCATAAGATGTTTGAGACTTTCCCTAATGTTGTAGAGGGTATAAAAAGAAAGTCAAGAGGGGCTAAGTTATCTGTTTTTGAAAACATTGTTTTGTCCAAAAACCCATGGTCATATTCTAGAATAGCAGATGGAACTAACCAGTCTGTAGGTATGGTCAAAGAAATTGAAAGAAGCGTTCTTTTAGAGGTTAGGAAATTTTCAGAAAAAGTGTACACAGTTATTAATTTTGTTATTAGCGGATGTTACGAGCAAGCAAAAAAGGACGGTAAAGATGCCTACCTGTTGTGCGAGTTTCTTGACAGGCTAGAAAGCATATTGAGAGATATAGACAGCAGCGGGAAGATAGATATCGTGTTCCAAGATTTTAGCTATATGGTATGGCATAGAGATTCTGGCGGTAATCCTCGCAATATCAAGGTTACGCAGGACAGTTTAAAAAAAGCTATTGAGAAGTTTCCTTGGATAGGTGACGTTGTTTAGAGGGAGATATTTATGGATTTACAAGCGCAAATAATACTCGGGGTTTTTTTGTTAACATCAGCTGGTCTGCTAGGCGAGTTTGCCAAGGGCACCTGTGAAACTTTTACCATTCAATGCGTAGGGATAATTGGTAAGTTACTCGTGCTAAGAGTTTTGTTCACAATAGCAGGGCTTATGGATAGTGTTTTGATCAAATAGAAAGAGTCTTTAGACTTAGGAGCGGTAAAGAGGCGGTTATACAAGAAGATGAATACAGAAAGGAGCGAACAAATGACTAAGAACGAAATGGTAGAGTTGTGCATGGACTTTTTGACAGTAAAAAAACCTGAATGGCCGTATGACAATTTAAACGCTTTCTTTCGTAAGGAAAGAAAGGTCTGATAGAAGAGGTGTCAATGTTAACAGAAGCTTTAATAACTGAGTGCTATGATCGCGCTACAGGGTTTCTAGCAGCGGTGTTTGAGCAGAGCTTTATCTATAAATTTAGGTTTCAAGAGATCTATTCTTTATTTGAGAGAAAGCATCGCAAGGACTCCGCTCTTGACTCTGATGTTGCGAAAAGGTCTATCTTTGAAGGAGCAGTAACATGGGTTCATGAATATGCACCAGAAGGGCCTAATCACGAAGATTTTGCGATTGCGTTCAAAGACAAGAGCACTCTTGAAGGGTTAAAGGAAGCCTTTAGAATTACCACCCTAAAAGCTTGTGAGGACTATGTTAATGAACACAGCGAGGTCATTATTCGCTGGTTTGAAGATGATGACAATGGTGAGGATTAAAAATAAATATGAGATATTTTTATGACAAAATAGACGGCGCTTGCGCCGACAGGACAGCCGAGCTTTACACTAAGGATTGCGAGGCTGCTTATTACGACACTGCCCGTTCTTGTGGTCAAGGGACTCTCTATGAGTCAATATTTCTAAACAAGACCCTTAACCATTATAAGTCAAGAATCGAAAGCGCTGTTTTAAACAAAAATCAAGAGGCAGCTCTTTTAGTAGCTATGGTCAAGGTCGTTAATCCTAGCAGAAAGGTTGTTATAAAAGCAGAACGTGAGCTTGTTATGACGAGATATATGGCAACGCACGACAATTTTGCTCTTTTAATATATGAGTTTATCATGTGCAGTTATATCGATGGATTTTTGGCAGGACACTAGTGGGTTAATTACTAGAGAAGGAGCGAACAATGGATAAAGCAACAATAGGGACAATTCTAGGTAGATGGTCAGTTGATAATTTTGATAGATTAAAACATGGCGATCAAGAGTTTCACGACTGGGTAGACATGGCAAAGAAGAAAGATTCAATATCTGACAAGGAAATGTTGTACAAATCATTCGATATAATCTTAAAAAACGCATAGGTGGTATATGATGGACGCTGAAAGAACAACTGAAATAATAGATGCTGGGTTCATGAACGCTGAGAAGATTACTAGAATATTAGATATGGTAGGCAGAGACTATATAACCTCGTCTCTTTTCCAAAAAGACTTTTCAAATCCTAAGAATAAAGTGGCAAAAATTGTCTTCTTTATAGAAGGTGGTAACGCTTTAGAAATACCAGAGATCCCTTATGACCTAGCGTGCTCATATTACGACAGGTATATGAGAGGAGACCTTTAATATGGAAAGGTTTCAAGACGTAGCTATTATTTTAAAACACCTTGAAGAAAAAGAAAAGGTTACTGGCTTCTCTATTAGAGAAAGCAGATCTAGAATGCATTTAGATAATACCGTTATAATAGAAGTTGATATAGAGGGGAAAGAAAGCATCGAGATTGAGACTGTAAGGGATGTTTTATCAGATAGGTGTGGTCAATTAGGTTCGATGCTAGTTGATTAAACAAAGGAGCGATAAATGGACAGGAATATCATAGAAGACAAGGAATTAAAACATGACAGAGTGATAGAGATATATAATGCTGCAGCAATCCTTAAACTTAAATTTAAACATGCACATTGTGTAGACGATCAGGTGTTGCAAAAGATAGCTAATAATGAGTCTTTGGTAGAAAGCGTAAGTTTTATCAGTAGTCAAGATCATTGCGATCTAATAGGCACTCATATTAGCTGCACTAATCTAACAGGCCACTTGCGGTTAGTCTATACAGATCAAGAAGTGATCAAAATTCATTGCTTTTCAACATGCTTTGATTTCGAACTTGAATATAGAAGTCTAATTTCCTAGAGAAGGAGGTTCTATGAAGAGTTTACCGAGTAATTTTACTGATCTTTGGTACATGGAAAAGGTTGATATAGCTCTTGTGATCATGCAGTGGGCAAAATATAATCATCTTGAAATGGAATATCAAGGCTGGGTTAATTACGCATTAGAGTCAAAAGAACTGTCTGCTAGTAAAATGTTATATGATGTTTTTGAAAAGATATATTTATCTACTAACATAAAATAGAAAGGATGTGCCATGTTATCTACTATCGGGATATGTGCAGTATGTGCAGGAATAGGCTTATGTTTAGTAGGCTCGATAGGTCAAGCGTTGTTAATGCTTACTTTTTAAAGGAGGGATTATGTTCATATTCTTAGGTTGTTGTGCAGTGGCTGGTGGTTACGCTTTGTTATCAGGCGGTGCTTTGGGAGCAATAGGTGGCACGGCAATTATAGTAGGTCTGTGTCTTAGATAGCATTTAATGTGTTGCCCTATAACAACTAGGATAGGGCAACACATAAGGAGAAACCTAAAAGATGCAGACAAAAAACTTAGAAAGTGTCTTATTAGACAGAGATTTTAGGTGGTAGCCTTATGGTTTATAGCGGAGAAACTAAAATCATCATGATAGGCGGAGGCTCAGTGTCTAGCAAGCATACAGGTTATCACTCATGGAGAGACCTTTATAATTTCCCACAGATGAAAGCGATGCCTAGTGAGGTTGATTTTGTAATCTTTTTTGAATCGATGGCAGATATAGTAGAAGATGAGCACCGTTGGAGGTTCAGAACTGAAGCCGATAGCCTAGGTGTTTCGCTTGAAGTTGTTTTTGATTTTGGTTGTCCTAGTTTAGATATAAACGTTGTTGTGGACAAAAAGGTTGTCTCTAAGTATTTCAGTGAAGGGCTACGAGAGATAGAAATTTATAATTCTAAAGACCTATCGTATTTGAATTGTTTTTTAGGTTTGGGTAAAATAAAGACGGCTGTTGAAGTAAGAATTAAACCGAACCATCAAGTGGTGTGCAGCAGTCTTAATGGAGAAGATGATGGCTAGCAAAGAAAGACTCATTATAGGGCTAGATTTAGGCCAACAGTATGACTACACAGTATTAACTGCTATTAGTGCTGTCTTTGTTTCTAAGAGAGATATGAGATACAAGCTAGAATATATACACAGATACCCGTTAAAAATGAGTTATCCAGACATGGGGGCTAGCGTGACTAGATTTATGAACTCAGCTAAGGTCAAGCTGCACAACCCAATTCTTATTGTTGATTATACAGGAGTTGGCGCACCTGTGTACGACATATTGATCAAGAACGGGCTTGCTCCAGTTGGACTAACTGTGACTGGTGGTTTATCTGTTAACATAACCAATAGATATAAAATAGCAGTCCCCAAAAGAGATCTTGTTGCTTCATTACAAATAGTGATACAAAACAAAAAAATTGTTATTCCTTCGTCATTAAAAGAATATGCTCAATTGGTTGCAGAGGTTCAGAACTTTAGCATGGATGTCACAAAGGGGAGTTCACCTACTTTTAATGCGTTAAGAGACAATGTGCATGATGATATTATTATGTCGTTATGTATGGCAACATGGTACGCCGAAGATATGTTATCCGGCAAGAAATCACCTTTTATAGCAACTGGAATTTAAAAATGAAAAAGAAGAAAAAGGCTGCAAGTAAAAAGCCAACTGTTTTTAGTTACAACCCTTGGAAAGATCGTGAACTTTTTTCAGAGCCATCATTATATGCCAACCTTGGGCTGCCTGAAAAAATAACCTACAGAGATTATTTAGAAAGGTATAAGCGTCAAGATGTTGCACATAGGGTCATAAAAGCCCCATCTGCTAAGACATGGGTAGACTCTCCAGTTATATACGACAACACTGGCAACCAGTACATTGAAGGGAAAGAGAACAGGTCTGCTTTTGAAAAAGAATTTGATGAACTGTCGGAACGACTGAACCTTTTTAAGTATCTTTATAGACTGGATATTCTAGCTTCATTAGGCACATATGCAGTCTTGTTGCTTGGTTACTCTTCCGAGTTTATGGAGCTTGATACTCCTGTTAGTGCTTCTGACCAGCTGATGTTTATAAAGCCGTATGGTGAGGACCATATTCAAATAATGGAATGGGACTATAACCCAACATCAGAACGGTATGGCCATCCAGAAATATATCAAATCCAAATTGACAGTGATAGCAACGAGACCAAAGCTATCCTTGTGCATTGGACAAGGATACTACATGTGGTTATAGACCCGCTAGAAGAGGATTTGTTTGGCATCCCATCAATGGAACCTATATACAACCGTCTAGTCGGTCTCGACAAGATCGCCGGAGCTGCGCCAGAAGGTTACTATTTAGGTGCAAGAGGTGGTTTTATATGTAAGGCTAGTGATGACGCTGTTAGAATGACAGACGACGAAGAAAAAGACATCAAGAGAGAGCTTGACTTATACTTTAGAGAGTATCGTAGAACCATGACAATGGGCGCTATGGACATTCAAGAGTTAAAACCACAAGTTGTTTCGCCTTTGGACCATATAGAAGCGCAGCTAAAGCTTATTAGTGCACAAACACAGATACCAATGAGGATTTTAACTGGTTCTGAACGTGGTGAATTGGCTTCAAACCAAGATGAAAGGGCTTGGTTAAAGTATATAGAAGAAAGAAGGGAACATGTTGGCGACAACTCTATATTAACCCCATTAGTTAAGAGGCTTATAGAAAACGGAACACTTCCAGCCCCTGTTGGGTCTTTCCGTTTTGAATGGGAGCCTTTGTTGATCTTATCAGACGAAGAAAGGGCTAATATAGGGTTCACAATGATTAAAACGCTGGATCTGTATGCGTCCAATCCTACAGCTTCGGCCATGTATCCACCCGAGTTCTTTTTTAAGGACATATTTAACAAATCAGACGAGGAGGTTTTAGAGATTGAAAGGGCATCAAACATATCAGACGACGATGCTTACTTGGACGAGGACGACGATGAATTTACAGACACTTTAGATATCGAGGAGCGAATAAAAAATGATGAAACAACTAACTAAATTTGCCTTAACATTGTTTGCTAGTTTGACTTTTGTAACTTGTACTTTGCTGGCTGCTGATGGACCGGGGTATGATGATCGAGACATCCCTTTTCCAGCGCCTATTGGTGGTGATATAAGCCCAGCGTCTATGCATGTTGGTCCCGGAGGTACTGTGGTAGAGGAAGAGGATGAGCCCTTTCCCGGATGTATTAGTTTTAGAGATTGGTTTATTCATGACACTCTCGTAGTTAGAGACCCTTACTCTCTGCCCGGTGCACCAGAAACTAAACCAGCGTCCATGAAAAGATATTGGGATTCATATCTTGTACAAATGTACGTTGATCCTGACACAGGTCAGTTTATTCCAGCTCCGGGGTCTCGTCCAGAAGCTGATGAAATTACTAGCATGAAAACCTGCGCGCTTAGTAGAGGTCAAGAGCAACAACCTAGAACTCATATATCCGGAGAATATGAAGATCCTATAGAATATGTTTGCGGTGAGCAGCAACCATCCACAGAAGAATTTTACGGCGATCTTTTTAACCAGGTACATTGGGGTGATGCTTACCACGGACATGCAGGACCTTACACAGATGAATACCCTGATCCAAGTGTTACTAGAACCGTATCATATGGCCGGAGCCAAGGCACATTACCAGCAGAGCAAGACTATTGGTTTGGTGAAAATTCTGGCGGAACAACACCTAACAACGTTGCTTTTAATCCAAACGAAACACGTAGGTTCAAGAAGAAAGAATGGTCAGCAAAGACTAAAAAAGTTTCTTACGAGATCTATTACATAGATGACGTACCATCAATGTCAAAAAGACTAGACAATGATCAAGCTAGAGGTTTTCAGGCTTGTAACTTAGAAAAAGAGATGGAACGTGCTAGAAGACATAAAGAGAAAGCTCATGAAAGAGAACAAGAAAGAAAAATAAAGGAATTTCTAGAAGAAAAATACAAAGAAGAGCAGCGACAAAAAGAATATGAATCACAATTTGACGAGTGCAATTCATCTTATTTTTACGACGAAGGACATTCGAAGGGCAAAGACAGGAGTAGCTTTTTTTCTGGCTGGTGGAGTTGCTAAATGAGCAATCGTCCTAGCGACCCAACCAGAACTATAACGTTAAGGCGATACTTCGTAGGGCAGTTTAACAGTAGGTTTGCTGCCCTACGCAAGCTAGTAACTAAAAGTATCGTAAACAACGACTGCCTTAACCTTTCTAGCACATCTTTTGCAGTTGCCGAACCCTATGTGCCAGACACATGGAAAATGCAGCTTAAAGAGCTTCACAGAGATGCTTTCGATTTTAGAACAGATTCAGGAAAAGTTAGTAGATTCATGGAATGGCTAACTAACGAAGAAAACAAGGCGCTATTTCAGACCGTGAACCTACAGAATTTAGGAGAAGGCATCGAGCCTATATGGACAAACGTTTATATAAGGGAGTTTTACCAAAAAGGAATAAAATGGTCGAGAGACCAAATGAACGCAAAAGGGATGCGCATCCCTGTGGACAAAGACTCGATAGCTGATGCCATAGAAGATTTTGAGCATGTGGATAGACTAGGAGCGGTATACACAAGAGTTTTTTCAGACTTGAAGGGCGTTACCGCTACAATGGACGCTACTATATCTGCTGTGTTAGCAGATGGGTTAAGAGCTGGAAACAATCCAAGGGAAATAGCAAAAGAAATCACCAATAAACTTGACAAGATAGGCCGTTATAGGGCAACTTTAATAGCTAGAACAGAATCAATAAGGGCACACCATCTTGCTTCTATGCAAGAGTATAAGAACGCTGGTGTTGCTGGCGTTGAAGTTAAGGCCGAGTGGTCGACTGCAAATGATGCCCGTGTTTGTAGAAGATGTGCAGGCCTTGACTACGATAGAACTGGAAAGGTATGGAAAATAGAGGAAATTGAACCTCTGATCCCTTTGCACCCACAATGTAGGTGTGCTGCCTTACCCCATGTGATCCTCCCGGGAGAGGGTTAATAAGTCGTTAACGACACATAAAACGGAGGGCTTTTCGTGGCTCACAATCAAACAATGCACTATACTGACAAGGTCTTAAACTCTATTGTGGCCTGTGTAGATTGGCTAATGCCAGTGGTCACATTTGTTTTAGTTTTAATAATCATAGGTCTTGGGTTTATTGCTCTTAAATATCTTTACAGGTATTTTATGCAACTCCGTGCTCAAAAAGAGGCTCAGTTTTCAAAAAGAGTATCGGAGATCAACAAAAAAGCTCAAGAATTAGCTGAAAGATGGAGAATTTGTAATAATAAAGAAGCTGAGTTAGCTTTGCGAGAAACGAACCTTGGCGCACAACCAGTTGCGCCGTCCACTTCTTATAAGCAAGGGGCCGTTAATAGACCAGCCCCAGCAATTAAGAGATAGATCGGTGAGTTAATCAATAACGGGCATTAAAGGGGCTGCAAGGCCCCTTTTTTATTATAAAAAGGAGCGAACAACATGCACTTTGCATTTAGCGTTGAATACAAATTTCCGACACTTAATGAAATTATTAGAGATTCTAAACTTCAGTCCAAAGGGTCTATCTATGCTCGTAAGAAAAGAGAAATAGAAGCAGCGATACAAGAGGGCATTCATTTTGGCGGTCTTCAGGTTACTCCAGAGGACTGGAAGTTTTTTTATAAAGTTGAACAAGCCATAGAAGATAGCATAAAGATCGACCAGCTTCCGATGGGTAAGGTTAATGTGAACTTGCTATGGCATGAAAAAACAAGAAAAAGAGACCCTGATAATGTATCAGTTGCGGGTAAGTTTATTTTAGACGCGCTGGTAAAAGAGGGTATTTTGAGTTGTGACTCACATAAAAGCATTCACAGCATTCACCATCACTTTTCTTACGGAGAAAAAAACGCGGTGTATGTTATGTTAGAAGAGGTGGACGAACATTGAAGGTTCCTTTTAGCATAGATATTAAAGACGTTGAATTGGACGCCATAGAAGCGTTCTTAACAGAAGTAAAAACGCCTAGTAGGTTTCCGCTTCAATACCAATTGAACACAGTTCGCAGAGTTTTAATCAGAATGTATTTACATGAAAAAAAAGATACCAACAGATGCACAGGGTCGGTTACTGACAACGATCTAAAAGATATAGAAGTTTTTATAAGGAGATATAAGCCTTGTGTGCCTGTTGGTGTTTTTAAATCAAGAGGCAGTCGAGTTATTGATGTGCTTGAAAAAATTGTTGGTGCTTCACAAGAATACAGCTGCCCGCAAACCAACAAAAACACGGTTGTGGGCATACAAAGAACAGCATCAACGTGAATTAATTTACAATCAACGTCAATTAATTATTGACAATTGGAAAAGGAGGTGGAATAGTGGGACTGAAAGTGGTGATGGGGGTTTGGGTGTTGGCTGTTTTAGCTTTAGCTGTTCACCTTAACGATGGGTTCTCAGGTGTAATGTCAATACTATATCTGTCCTTTATTGGGTCGTTCCCATCGGTTTATTACGCTAATCTTTTACAGAAAAAGAGAGAGGACAAAAGAACTAAAAAGGAAGATACAAAAGGAACTATTTACGACTGGGACTGATCTTAGCTAGTCATATTTTCATGATAGTTTTGTTCAATTTTGACAGGCTAACTTACACGTTCAGGAGTAAGGAAACATTTTATGCGGTTGAACATCTTTTCTATGCGGTAAGGGGTTGTTTGGTAAAGTTTTATCGTTTTACTTGCTTTATATTAAATCTTTGAAAGGAACAAGCCATGATTGCAGGTCTAGTATTAGCAGGGTTTGTAGGTTTATCAGTAGCGTCTTTAAGTGGGTGTATTGCGGTAGCTGTTATTAATCAAATGCCATGGCCTATGTAGCAGAAAAATAGAGGGGGCCGTACCCTATGCACGGTCCCTCGTCTAGACTAGGTTGAGTTGTTAAAAAAAACAAAAAAACTGAACTTTATTTTTAATGCTTAAAATATTTATTGTCAACTATTGTTGTTGAAACACAGGAGGAACTAATGGAACTGGAAGAACAAAAAGAATGCAAAGAGATTGGTGGTTTGCCAGCTTTTAAAATATGTGCAGTCTTAGTATTTATTTTGATAGGTACTTTATTCTATTGCAAGCACAAAATAGACACAGGGCTTGAAGACGCCTTAGCCAAACAAAAAAAGAACAGCGCAGCTGCTTCATTGAGCCAAGGAGTTAAATAGCTATATGGATAAAAACAAGGCTCTTGAAGTGGTTAAATACCTTGCCGGTAAAGCTAGGAAGTGTAAAGGCTGTGGTAATTTAGAAAGCGACATGTTTTCGTTAGGCTACTATGCAGCCTTGTCTGACTCTATAAAAATAATACATGATGTATTTGAAGTTGGTGGTAACGATGTAGAGGATCCCAAAATAGAATTTATGAGGTAGAAGATAAAACCCCCAGAAGAGATGTAGGCAGTGGGGGGTTTACCAGAAAGGAAAATAACATAAAAAGCAACAAATAACACCACTGGGCGATGGATGGTCGCCCTGATAAAACAAACGTCTCAAAGAATCAAAAAAAGAATCGTACCTTAACTAAGAGCTAACGTTAAAAGCTAGCTACAGTCCCAAGGAGAAGACTGTAGCTACAACCAATTAGTAGATTGTGTGACTTGTATAAAACGTTAGGAGGCAACCTAAATATGCCGATCTTGAGTACAGGATACGTAGCTTGGTTCCTGTTGTCAATAAAAAAATAGGAGAAATTAAGTGATTATTGAAATAGAAGGTATTTCTTGTGCAGGTAAAACCACGGCAGCATTGCTAGTTGCGGAAGAGCTTAAAAAACAAGGGCTGGACATTTCGTATGCCAAAGAACCCGGAGAAACACCACTTGGAAACTTGTTAAGGTCTCACCTCTTAAACAAAGGCTTCCAAAAACAAAGTGATTTGACGAATGCGTTACTTTTTTTTGCTATTAGAGCTGACATATTGGATGATGAACGAACGTCTCGTGATGGGCACATATGGCTGTTTGATAGGCACATGGGATCTACTTTTGTGTACCAAGCTTTGGCAAGTGCGTTTAGAGACGACAATAAAAGTGATTTCTCGGTTAAAAAGCTCGAGACTCTCATGACGCTGGTTCCAAGCAAAGTAGACTTAACAATTGTTTTAGATTTACCACCAGAAGAAGCTTACAAGAGATTAATGATCAGAAAAGAGAAAGAAGAAAGGAAGTGCGAAGAAGAAGTAACTAGAAAAGACTTCCTTAAAACTAATGCTATCGCTAGGGAAGGGTTTTACGTTTATTTCAACTACTGTTGCAGAAAGAACAAAGCTCATATCGTAGACGCATCAAAAAGTGTTCCAGAAGTAGTTAAACAAATCCTGTCAAAAACCAGCCTTTAGCACGGGTCTTTATACTACTGACAATAGATTTATCTATTGTTAGTAGTATTTACAGCTCTTCTGTATTTTAACTAGTAGATTATTTCTAGAATATAGTATATTAATTAATTATATATTATATTATATAATAATATATATAATAAAAGAATATTATATTCTATAAGAGAATACTATATATTCATAGAAACTTAATATTTAATTGGGAGAATGCAAATGGGTACTAAGGTTGATACCAACGTTGATACCAACGTTGATACCAAGGTTGATAGGGTAGACGTAAACGCTAAGGATCATAGGGAATTACGTAATTTTTGTACAGGAGCGTTTTTGGCAAGCAAAGAAATACCCATAAAAACAAAAAAGTTCATAGGTCGTACATTTTCAGTTGTACCAGCGACCATAATCAAGGAAGGATCATTCTATCCATCGGGGACTAATGTGGAAGACGGAGCATTATTCGTTGGGGCTAGTGAAATATATAAAAGTACACAGCGTTGGAATGGGCGAGGGGTCTCATTAGAACACCCATCAAACGGAGGTTTGACACTTAATAACCCAAAGGATTACAACAATCAGTATTTAGGGCTTGTTTTTAACTCAAAATACAGTCATAGTGAAAAAGCTATAAAAACAGAGTTTTGGCTTGATAATGAACGTGCTAGTGATATAATAGAGAGAGTCAAGGCAGGTGAAGAAATAGATGTGAGCATAGGAGCTTATGGAGCCTTTGAAAAAAGGGACGAAACAAATGAGAATGAAAAGAGCATTTCTTTTGTAGACATAAGACCTGACCACGTAGCTATACTGCCTTTTTCAGAAGGTGCCTGTGATTATGAACATGGGTGCGGAATACGAGCCAAAAAAGTGGAACACAAACAAGAACATAAACTAAAAGAAGAGACCAACATGGATAAAGAAACCAAAGGGTGTAATGAGAACGTAGAAAAGTCAAATGATAGCTTTGTATGTGGCGACATGAAGGCTTTATTAGCACACGCATCACCTGAATTGAAGGCTGCTATTAGTGAGAGCATGTCTGTGGCTGAATCAGTTAAAGCGAAAGCTGTGGACACAATCAACTCCATTGATAGCGTCAAGTTTTGTGACGCATTCTTTGAGAAAAACTCTCTAGCAGACCTAAACAAGGTAGCTGCTATTGTTGCCGACATGAAAGACATAAAAGATGCAGCTCTTGCAAAAGAGGAAAGTGTAAAAGAAGCTAAAACTAATTTCTCAGCTAACGCACCAAGTCGTAGGCCAGCTGAAGATTTAGGATACGTGCCAATTAAAGACATTGATTTAAATTCTTAATAAGGAGTTATCATGGCTAGATTTAATACCGTAAGATTAGCTATTTACGGAATGCCCGGGGTCGAGTTAGAGTATACTGCTGAGAACCCTTTGCCAGAACCAATAAAGCCCGGCATGAGCTTACACATAGCATCGACAGGAAAGGTTATAGCAAACCCATCTGCGCTTGCTACAGACTTTCCTAATGGCAAACTGATAGCTGTTCAGTCAGATGCCTTTGGCAAGGGAGTAAGTGAAGACTGGAACGAAACGGCTAATGACTACGTTGCTGACGATATCGTTATGACACAGCAAGTGCGTCCCGGAGACAAGATATGGGGTTGGTTACCACCGGGAGAAATAGCAGTAGTCGGAGCACCTTTGTTAATGACAGGAGGCGCTCTTGGATATCCGGGAACTCTAGAAGTTTACAAAGCTGGCGACGAAGCCAGATACGCACATATATTAGGCCACTCAGAAGAATTAGTAGACAACACAGCTGGTGTTGATCCAATAAGGATAATTGCGGTGGCTTGGTAGAAGGGAGTTTCTATGAGCAAATACAACACAATTAATTTAGCTTTGTATGGCTTGCCTCCTGTTTGTGTAGAGAAGACGGCAGAGGTTAGTATAAAGCCGGGGATGTTTTGCAGAATACTCCCTAATGGGAACATTATTCCAGACGACGGGCCTTCTGGGCCGTCTACTAACTACCCTGATCCGAAACTTGTTGCTGTTGAGAACATCTACTTCGGCAAAGGAGCTGTCGAGCCGTGGTCAGAAGGTTCAGCCGACTACGCTGCTGGTGATATCGTTCTTTGCAACCATCTTCGTCCCGGAGACAAGATCTGGGCTTGGTTAGCTCCGGGTGGTGCCACAGTGGCCGATGAAGGCTCCCCAGCTAGAGCAAGGGGAAACGCTCAAGGGTTTGACGGCACTGTGATTGCTGATGATAACTTTAGAGACACAGTAGGGTACTTTGACGAGACAATTGACAATACTGCAGGGCTAGAGCCTGTCAGGATAGTTGTTGTAATATCGTAATAAACTAAGGAAACAAAAAGATGTCAGATAAAAATAAAACAGAAAATCGTGAGTATATCGCAGAGGGCAAGGCCCATGGTGAGACTGCTGGCGCTGTTCTAAGTAGCAACTTTAGCCTAGATGTATTAGCACAGAGATACAGGAACCTTAACTTTTCGTCTTTACCGCCTAACTACTGGAAAGAGATAGACAAAAGAATAGCTAAGGTAGCAAGAGCAGAACTAATTGGGATGGCTGATCTGCAAAGAAGCGCAGAAAACATAAAGATAAACAGAAAAGGCAAGAGCGTTCACGAGTACTACAAGGTATCTGAGATGAGTGGTGGTAATATTGTTATGTCTCCAGATGAAAGAGGCACATCAGACGTCTTGGATTTTAGTCCAGCGCAGATACCTTTGCCAATTGTTAAGAAAGAATTTTGGCATGAGCTTTTTACAGACACAGCAGCCAAAGAGAATAGCTTTAATCTTTTAATGCAATTAACAGACGCTGCGTCTTTTGTAGTAGCCAACGATCTTGAAGAGTTTCTCTTTAATGGGATCTTTACCCCAGCAGCTGGGTTATCAGCTTATGGGTACACTCAATGGCCTGAAAGAAACGAGTTCACTCCAGCATCATCGCCAGTTCCTTTTGCAGACTGGACAACAGTAACTCTAGAAAACATTGTTGATCAAGTAAAGCAGATGGTAGAGGTTCTATGGTACCAAAATCATGATGGACCATACAAACTTTACATTCCTAGAAAATACAAGTATTTACTAGACTCGGACTACACAACTGGGTCTAATGAATATCCTTTGGGGATAACTCTTAGAGAACGCATCCTAAAAATAGAAGGCATGAGCGAAATCGCAACTGCCAGAAAATTAGCAGATGACAACGTGCTCTTAGTAGAAATGTCACAAAGATCATTAGGGCTAATTCAGGGCTTGCCTATGACTGTTATGGATTGGGAACCACCTAACACTCCTAACTGGAAACATATGTATAAAGCTATGTCATGTATGGTTCCATTATTTAAATCAGACTATGAAGGTCAGAACGGAATTTTACACGCTCATTTATAGGGAATTGTTTAATGCAAGATTTTACGTCGCCGTCCGTAAGTCATGTTCGAGAGATAATAGTTACAGAGGCATCGGATGCTGTAATAGAAGGTTGTATAGCTACAGCGTCCGCTGCTGTTGTTTCTAGTATACCAAAAGCCGAAATATCAGACAGGCTTGCTTTAGAAGTACAAAGATGGCTAGCAGCCCACTTCGTATTCATCAGCGACCAGAAGGGAAGGGTCGTCGAGGAGAAGTTGGGCGAGGCATCGATACAATATGAGACCGACACAGGTTCCAGCACAGGAGGTGGGAATAAAATAGAGAGATTCTCTACTTCTTTTTATGGCCGTACAGCCGTTGATCTTGACCCAAGCGGTCATTTGCGTGGTATTTCTGGACGACCTCGTAGACAACGACTGGTAGCAGTATGAGTTGGCTATATAAGAACATGAAAACACCAACGCTGTATTGGCGACCACCAAAGCCCGATGCAATGGGCGATTATCAGTGGCCTGATCCAGAAGAAATATTGTGTAGGTGGGAATACAAGAACGCAGTGTTCTATAGTAGTGCTGGTGACGAAGTTGCGTCAAAGGCAGTTGTGTATGCCAGCCAGCTGTTGAGAATAGAGGGTTATCTGTGGATGGGATCGATTATAGACGTTTCAAATGACTTCCAGCCACCGCTAGATACGTCCTCATATGATCAGATTAGCCAGCTTACTAAAACGCTGTATCAGGACGATTACGAGTCGCAATATGCTTTTGCGATGAGAATTACTAAAGTAGACAAGATGTCTTTGTTATCCGACAACGATTCTTACTTATATAAGGTGTATCTAACATAATGTCCTCAGTAAAAGATAACGTTTCTATGCTGTTAAAAAAACTGCCTAATGTGATGGCAAAAAGAGTCTACCAAAGATCCATGACTGCTATCTTGTTAGAGGTTAAAAAGGAGTCTATAAAGAGGACGCCAGTGGACACAGGCTTTTTGAAGTCTGCTACGTTCACAAAGCAAATGAGATTTAATAAGAATGGAATAAATGGCAGCGTGTACAACACTGCTAAATATTCTTTGTATGTACATGAGAACTTGACAGCTAGACATGAAACAGGTCAAGCCAAGTTCTTGGAAGGGGCAGCTAACGAGGTTGGTAAAAAAAGCGACCAGATTGTAGAGGCGTACGCTGCTGAAGCTATCCTAGATTTAAAAAGAGGAGGCGGGAAGCTGTGAGAAGATACACGGGACTAGACATAGCAACATTGTTAGCTGAAAATGGTTTTGGTGAATTAGGGGAAAACTTGTTTGCTACTAAAGCGACACCTAACAAGCCTGACGCTATCATAAATGTATCTGTGTATGGTAACTTTGCAGAGGCTTCAGCTAATATGACGTATAGATCACCACTGTTCCAAGTGATGGTGAGAGATTCTTTAGGAAAGGTCGTAAGGTGTTCAGAGACCATCTATGCTATAGATGATTTTCTTCACGGCCTCCAGAGGCAAATAGTTGGCGATACTAGATATGCTTATATATTGAACAACGGTGAACCCATGGACATAAATGACGACATGAATAAGCGCCCACTGTGGGTTGCTAACTATAAATGCTTATTAGGAGGTACTTAATGGCAGAACATAAAGACACACAAGCTATCTTGGGCAAAGACTTGATAGTAAAGGTCTACTTTCACACATCCATAGATCCAGACACAATAACACCCATGGAACTGTTTGAGCCTATAGAGGTACAGCCCTTTTCTCCAGCACAGGAGGATATTGACGTAACTTACTATAACGACAGTAGGTATAGAGATAATATACCCGGGTTGATAGACCCAGTAGAGATTACTGTACGAGGGAACTACGCAACGGTTGATTTGCGCGATCAAAACAGGCTAACATATACAGAGTTGTGGGAGTGGTTCAGGGACGAGCTAAACGTATATAACGACCCTTTAGACATGTTGGTCATATACCCTAAAACAAATGACTTAGTAGGTCAACCGCATGGGTATCACTCTTGTAAGGTTAACATTAAATCGCTGGAGATAGACCCTCCAATAGACTCACAGATGACGTACACTGTTGTTTTTAAAACAAGTGGCAAGATAGAGTGGAGGCTGTCATCAAATCCTGTCCCAGAGCCTCCTACCAAGACAGAGCCTCCTAAATCGATGACTAATCAAGCTTTTGCTAGAAGGGTAGCTGCTTCTACAAAGACTGCAGCCGATCCAGTAGTACCAAAATAATAGATTAAAAAATATATAAAAAAAGGAGAAAACAAATGATGCAAGAGGGAAGCAAGTACAAATGTTTAATGAAAGGTGATGTTCTAAAGAAAGACGCTGGCTCTTTTACAGTTTATGATCTAGTTTCTTTGGGTGTGAGTGTAAGGATTTACAGCATGGCTATTGCTGACCTTATTGAGTTTGAGAAGAAACATAACAACCAAGAAACAAACAAGGTTGATTTCAGAAGCTCTACAGCTATAGTAGACTTATTAAAATCAACAGTCAAAGACTCTGCCGGAAACAAGCTTCTAGATGGCGAGCAGGGAGCTGAAATCTTGGCTATGATACCAGCTAAAGATGCTCAAATGATGTTCAATGAAGCAGCCAGACTAACATGGGGGGCTGCTGAAGAACCACAAAAAAAGTAATCCTGTCTGATAGGGAGCTTCTTTGTTACAGGCTTTGTTTGTGCTTAGGATGCACCCTATCAGAACTGTCAGAACGTATGTCAGCCCAAGAGTTAAGCTCTTGGGCTGCGTACTATAACGAAGAACCATGGGGGGCTGTAATAGAGGGCAAGAGGCACGCCCTTACAGCCTCTGTAATAGCTAACGCAGCGTTATCTTTTTCGTCTAAAAAACAGCGTCCGTTCAAAATGCGAGAGTTTGAGATTGGATGCTCAAGCAAACCAAAAAAACCCAAGCGATCAAAGTGGCAAGACGTAAAAGCCATGTTTAACGCTGTTTGCTCAAAAGGCAGGTGATTATATGGCAGCTACAGTAGGTACCATCAAAACCGACATCACTCTTGATGCTAGACAGTTTACGTCTACGCTCAAAAAAGTAGAGACCGTGACAGGACGGACCTCGAGAGCTGTCAAATCATCATCGGCTAGAATGGAAAAGGCTATGAGCGATTCAATGCGCTCAGTTTCCAAATCCATGCAGTCGATGGCCACATCAATAGCGTCTATTAAAAGTAAAATGGACAGCACGAAACAATCTACCCAAGCTGTATCCAAAAGCATGACCTCTATGGCCAGCTCCACTGCAAGGGCGTCTAGTATGGCGTCAAACAGCATAACTGGAATGGTCGGTAAAATCACAAGTTTGAAAAGCGCTGCTATATCAACTGCAGGTGCGGTTTTAACTGGCTTTGGAATAAGCACTCTTGTCGGCAACTTCAAGACGATGGCTATTGAGCTTGACGGTGCTGCAAAAAGAATGAAGTTTGTCACTGGATCAGCTAGCGCAGCTGCTGAGAAATTCAAAGAATTATCTGATTTAGGTAACAGACTTGGGATCTCCACACAAGCACTTGCAACGTCATATGGAACGTTTGCTGCAGCTGCAAGAGGCACGGCATTAGAAGGAAAGAAGTCAGAAGACCTTTTTATTGCAATGTCAGAGGCGTCGAGTGTTTTGGGCATGACGTCAGAACAAACAGCAGGCTCAATGTATGCTCTGTCACAGATGATGGGTGGCGGTACAATTAGAGCTGAAGAGTTGTTTCTTCAATTGAACGACAGATTGCCCGGAGCAGCTAGAATTTTTGCAGACGCCATTGGGGTCTCTCAATCAGAACTGAGAGAGCTAATGAAGCAAGGCAAGTTAGTTTCTGAAGACGTTTTGCCTAAAGTCGCTGAAAAAATGCACGAAGTTTTCGGGGCAGAGGCTCAAAAGAATGCAAAAGGGCTAACCGCTGCAATAACTAGGTCTAGCAATGCATATCAAGATATGAAGATGGCATTGGTAGAGATCACAGAAGGAGCTGCTATAAGCTTTTTCGAGGCGTTAGCAACTGCTATCAACGCTACTACAGCAGCGATGAAGTTTTTGAATAAAGCCTTTGTAAAAATCCCTAGGGAGATGAGCACTGGAAACATCTCAAGTGGACTAGGGTTCATAACAAATCAAAAAGTTCCTGAAGTTGCAAAAGATACTGAAATTGCTGGGTTTAAGGGCAGAGACCAACTTGCAGGCCCCGGGCCAATAGAAGTAGAAGCGCCAGATGTTGTAACGGTTCTCAGCAATGTAGAAATAGACACAAGCGAAAAAGGTCTTGGGTCTGTAAAAACTAAAATCCAAAAAGCAATGGACTCGCTCGCTGCTGACGTTGACACCTCTAAGATAGCCTCTTCAGTCAACGCCAAGCTCATAGAAGTTAACCAAGACATAGAGACTTTTTATGATGGATTAGTTGAACCCGGTCATGATCTAAAAGAAGGGATCCAAGGGCAGATCGAAAAGGTCGCAATGGGAGTTGTCGACGGGTCTAAAACAGTTGCCGAAGCCCTTAAAGAAGCTAATAACATAATAACTGGCGAGCAAGAAGCTTTTATGATTAAAGCTCAGATGTTGGCCGAGAAAGAAGCAGAGATAGCAGAAAAGAATAGAGAAGCTTCTCTAATAAAGCCTGAACAGTCGTTGGCGTATGCAGCATTAGAAACGACCATGAATAGTGTCAATTCAGCGTTTGAAACCTTCATAAGAACAGGCAAAGTAGATTTCAAAGACATGATCTTGTCTTTAGTAGCAGACATACAAAAGCTAATTACAAAGTTCTTTGTTTTGATGCCTTTGATGAACGCCATGGGTATTCAGGGAGGCGCCCCCGCTCCTGCCCTTTCTGGATTAGGTAAGATCTTCGGGTTTGCAAAGGGCGGAGTAATAGACGAAGAAATTTTCGGGATAGGCACCAGAAGTGGAAAACGATACTCTTTTGGCGAGCAAGGGCCAGAAGCTATTGTGCCAATGAGTGGTAATAGCGCTAGTGAAACCATTTCATCAATGAAGTCAGCAGGTAGTCCAGAAGGGTTTGGAATGATGCAACCTCCTAAGCAACAAGTGGGAGAGACTATTAAAAAAACAGTTCCAGAACCTCTAGCTATTGAAATGCCATCTTTTCAGGAGAAAAGAGTTGACTTTAGCAGGGCTGCTAACGATACAAGCTCAAGGGTATATGACAGGGTTAAGGAAGCTAATTTAGATGAACCTAGTAAGGCCAGTGGCAACAAGGTTGAAAATATCAATATTTCTATATCTGCACTCGACAGCAAAAGTGTAGTGGATTTAATGACCAACAACCCTGCAGCGATAACAGGTCCACTCTCTGAAGCCTTAGAACTCGGAGAGAGGAATGTTACTAGCGCAATAAGAGGAGTTTTATAATGCAAGAATACTACCCTCCTTTGACAGGGGAAGAGGTTCCGTATACTGTACCAGCATACCACAAAGTGTCTAGAGAAAGTAACCAGCTAGTTATGGTTTCTAAGTTTGCTAATGGAGATGAGCAACGCAGACTGATATGGGAGCGTCCTAGAAAAATAATTACTGTCCAACATAAGATGATCAAGTATGATTATTACGAACTATTGAAAGACTTTTACGAAGATCACAACGGGCCTTTTCTTCCTTTTATAGTATGGTTTAGGTACAGCTTTGATGGTTTTGATTGGGAGCCAGAGGAATGGCCTGAAGAATACAAGTTTAGGTTTTCAGAGACAGAAGGGTTCAAAGTAGAAGATATAAAGGGAATATGGTACACTGTAAATGTCAAACTAATAGAGACTAACGAGCACAGGCTCGATCCACCTAACTAGGCACAAGGCAATAATCAAGATGAGAGAAATAGACCAGTTTTATCTAGACGAACTTAAAAAGCATCAGTATATTCCTACTATTCTTCTAAAACTTGAGCTTAGGTACGAAGACTTACCCACTCCTGAAGGGAGTAATTTTATTCCAGAAGATCTTTATTACACTAGTTGGCCTGCAAAGCTAGGGGGCCTATATGAGCCTCTAGGGATGGACTTCAGGTCTATAAACTATGGGAGTTCCTCTATTGTTGACAATGTTTCTCTAGAGTTGAATGACGTAGAATATGAACTGTATGATAAGTTCGATCAGCTAGATATTAACGAAGATCAAAAAATAACAATAACGGCTGCTACACTAAATCAGACTACAAAAGATCTAGAAAACAACACTATCATATGGGTAGGGTATTTAAGCGGTTGGACGTATAACCAAGGGATTCTAAAAGTTAAGGCTGTCTCCGTTTTTGACAACTGGAGATCTAAAACAACAAACAAGTTTACAAATAGCTGCAGATGGAAAAAGTTCAAAGGGGAGGAGTGTGGTTATGTTGGTGGCAAAAAAACTTGTGATAGAAGCTACGACACCTGTAAAAGCTACAATAACAAAGAGAATTTTGGGGGCTTCAGGTGGATAGCTAATGCCAAGGCCAAGCCGGGGTATGGAGGGAATGACAAGAAAGAATAGTGAGGGGTTTGATGGGAGCGTCTAAACAATTTAGTCTGTGTCAAGAATATTTGTCAGCATGCAAATTTAAAACATATCGGGTAGGAGCTTTTCTAGAGGATTCTAATAGGTTTGTGGACTGTGCTAGTTTTATAGGAGACTATGCAACAAAAGTGCTAGGAGATCTAAACAGCATGCCAGATAATTATGAGCGCTTGTGCAAAGAGTACTTTAACAATAAAGAAGCTAGCTTAGACAGCTTCTACTCTTTTATAAAGAGCAAGACTGAGCTTCTTCCAGAAGGTAACATATACGTTGGGGACATAATGGTAATGTTTTCTAACAAAGGAGAGATTATGGCCACAGGAATAAACGCTGGCAACGCCAAGGCAATCATAATTACTGAAGACTTGGGGGCAGTTTCGACTATGTATGGCACATATGCCTCATACGAGGGTCGAAGATGGCTTCAGTAATAGCTTTAGGTGTAGGCGCACTAGCGACCGCCTTAACTGGAACAGCAGTCTCTGCTGGAGTTTTATCAGCTACAGCAGCTGCCTTTATAGTAGCAGGATCACAAGTGTTAGGTACTGTCTTGGCCTCGCATCTTTCTTCTGACGGAGAGGAGGCTGTTGGGGCGGACAATTTGTCTGTTAATACTATCAGCGGTCAAAGAACCATTCCTGTTTTGTACGGAGAACATAGAGTTGGTGGTAATGATCTTTTTATAGGGACGACTGATGATAGCGTAGTTATTTTACAGGGTCTGTGTGAGGGAAAGATAAAAGGAATAAAAGAGATTCCTCTTCCAGATGACGACGATCGAACAACCCTAGCTATATTTTTAAACGGGCAGCCCATTTATGAGTTTGACACAACTTGGTATGTAAGAGTTAAAACAGGGACAGAAGGATTGCCATACACAGATAAGTATGAAAAAAGGGCTGGTAATAAAGTAGCTACAACAGTCATGAAAGGGGAAGAAGACCAAACAGCGATAGAATGGGTTACAGATCTTTTCCCTGAAGCCGACGACAACTATATAAACTTAGCATATATTGCCTTTAGAGTTAAAGCCGAAGGGGCTTCCTCTTTACAAAAAAGAGAAGTGATTGTAGAGGGGAAGATAGTGAAGAACTTTACTGTGGCAGGGGATCCCGAGGTATACAGCAGAAATGCTGTATTGATTCTATATGATTACCTTACCAACACCAGATATGGCCTTGGATGGAAAAAGGAACAGATTGACAAACCTTCTTGGATTTCTGCTTATAATTATGTTAATTTAAAGGGCTTGGAAATCAACTTTGCTGTGACTGGAGAAATGAAGTCTCAGGCTGTTATAGATAACATATTGAAATATTTTAACGGCGAGCTTTCATGGTGGAATGATAAGATATATCTTAGTTATAGAGACATTGATTATGAGACCGAGTCTTTTAATATAACAGACAAGGATATTCAGGTTGATGAAAACGGTCCTATGCTTAGCATTAATCAAGCTGACAGAACTTCAGTTATACGTAACATAAGAGTTAGATATATGGTTATTGACGATCCGGATGTGACTTCGTCTGAAGCTCCTACTTATAATTTTTTTCTAGATGATTTTATATTAGGAGAGGCCAAGGACTCTAGCCTTGATCAGAAAGACACAATTACTCAGCTTGATTGCCCTGGGTTTTTTAAGAAAAAGCACGCCACCTCTCTTGGGACTTACGTTTTAAAGAGGAGCGAATTTAACAGGACCTATTCAATGTCGTTAAGGCCTGAGAACATAGAAATAGCTGTGGGAGACCTTGGGACTATCAACATCGACTGCGGGCCTGAAATAAGAGACCAAAAGGTTAGAGCCATTCAAAGTAACACAGGAATGGACGGTAGCTGTAGTATGGTTTTTCTAAGAGAAGATGATGAGATATATGAAGAGTTTGAGACGCTTGACAAACTCGAGTCCCTAGAAGATGTGTCAGCGGACTATATAAACAACCCTCCTCCAGTAACTGATGTAGTTATTTCAGAAGAAACATACCACTACAGGCTCAGATCTTATTCAAGAGTTGTTGTCGAATACTCAATTCCTACTGATAAAACCAAAACCCCTCATGTGGACTATAGTTGGTTCAGCCATGCTGATATAAATGTAGCTTTTGACCCATATATATCAGATGACGACAACCCTGACAATCCAGACGAAGTAAGGGCGTCTTTTGCAGACCCTTGGATAGCTGTTTATTCAGGTCCTAACGCTGCAGAGTACGCTAACAACTCTGAACCTGGGGATATAATATACTTGCTAGATTCTGGAGAAACTTATCATATTATAGAAAACGAAGGAAACGGGATCAAGCTTAGCTCGTGGGAGTTTGGCTTTGATAGGCAGCAGTTTAGACTTATCAAAAGAGACTCTTTAAAAACGATCAGTGGTTCAAAAACTAGAGCTATGATAGACCCAGCCGAAGAAGGTAAGACTTACTATATAGCGCCAATATCTGTTTCAACTTCTGGTGCTGTGCAGGATTATGGCACGGAGACTATGTATGAATATACGGTCGATGGAGTTTCCAAGCAAAAACCTATTGCTATAGAGTTTTTTAGTGCAGGGTTCAATGCCCAAGGGCTAACCTATAGCATCTTGCCGAGCTATTTAGATAAAGGAGTTGATGTTTACGGTTATGAGCTTAGACGGGGGTTTGATTTCTCAACTGGAGTCAAAATAGCCTCTACTAAGACAGGTGGTGGCGTAATAGCTGACGTACTGCCTCCTAGTAATAAAAATTCTATATGGGCTTCAGCAGTTGGGGACAACGGATTATATGCAAGCACTCCGTTTAGGTTGGTTACTAGCGATGGGGACAGTGACTATATGCCGATGGGTTCTTCGGTAGCAGCGTCTAAGCCCTTAACGCTCAGCATAGAAAGTTCAGAGAACATTGAAATTCCCGGGGGCTATACATTAAGATGTGCTCAAACAGATGGTAATCTTCATGGTTACGCAATTTTTAACCCCATTACTCTTTTTGACCCTCCTCGCGTTGACAAGTTTCCTAATTACACAAAAGGAATTTACTTAGAGCTAGAATATGGTGTTTCAACAGACAACAACGACCCCTACATAGGTCCAGCACTGAACATAGAAACTTCAGTTTCTTTCATTCACAATGGGGTTAGCAGCCACTATGTAGGTAATGCCACTACTCATTTTGTAAGTGGCGTAGGTTCTCAAATAAGAATTAGAATAGATATCACCGATCCTTACGAAAAGACACACTCTACGGTTCTTCTGTCGGCAGGATTGAGAGTTTATCAGAGAATGTTCAGATGGTCTGATTTTATGAGGTAGACAAATGGCTAATTACAACGAGGCAAACCCTAGCATAGATCATGGGTGGCCTGATGACATAGAAAGCATAAGAGAGAACAATTCCCTGGCTAGGTCTAAGTTTCTAGGAGATACCGAGCCTGTGATAGACTCTACCGGGCCTGATGGAACGTTGTGGCCTGGGGGTGGCGATCTTTCTCCTTTGCAATGGTGGGGCGACAACCTAGAAAAAATACTGAAAATAAGAAAGTTAGACAATCTTGGATGGGTCAAGTTGATCAATCTAGATCCAGCCATGATTGATTCAGAGAACCGGATGGAAGTTTTTTTGTCTGATCTGCAGAGAAACCCTAATATAATAAACGACCAGATTTCCTACCCTCTAGCTATTTCTACCCAGTATGTAAGGGCCTCTGAAACTATTATTAACCCAATCGTTATAAAGCCCGGATATGTAGAAGCTGACCATCTAAAAGTTCATGAAGATTTTGAAGCAGATGTCTTGGTGTGCAGGCTACTAACCGTTCATGAGATAGCAAAAGTTTATGGGCAAATAGGGACTCAGTTTGAACCCGTACCCTTGCTCTATGTTAATGATATAGGGGATGCGGATGATAGGGTTTTTCTTATATGGGGTCAAACTGTTGATACTGTATATATAGACGCGACAACTGGGAACATAGGTCAGGTTAACTCCGACAACATAAACAACGCGTGGCACACCAATTCTAGAACAATACATGCTGATGAGGTGGTTTCTTCTGGAATTAGTGTAGACACCGTAACCGTAAACGCTTCTGGAGTTCTGCATGGGTCTGATGTTTCTGTTGGGTTTGATGTTATTTGTTTAGGAGGCGTTCAAAGTGAATACAACTTTTTAAACCCCTTGGCAGAGGATGTATTTACAAACGTCAAGACTAACATAAGAAACCCATTTGTAGATGTGTTAACTATAAACTTTGACATGAAAGGTCCTGATCTTCCAGTAGTTGGCGGTAACATAGACTTAACAAACTTTACCACTATTACCATAAAAGATGCTGCATTAACTGGAAGCACAACGGCTGAGTTTCTTGGGGTTCATAACCAGCTTACCGTTAGTGAAGATGCTGTTTTTTATAAAAATCTTTTTATGAGAGATGGTGGTGGTGTTGACAGGGCTTCAATAGGTTCTGATGGAACTTTTTCGTCGTATACCACTACTGCTCTTAGGCTTATAGATTTGGCTGCTGGCACTGACTATGTTAATATAGGAAGAGACACAACTACTTTTAAGCACCCCCCTACCTCGATAACAACAGAGACGGTCGTTATCAACAATGAAAGCGGTAATATCGAGTCTATAGGGTCTTTTAAAACTACAGGGGGAAGTTTTACGACAGACGCTGGTAGCTTTAGGGCAGATTTAGGAGGGTTCAGCACAGAGTGGGGAAATGTGCTCGTTGAAAGGGGGGATATTGACGCTCCGCTAGGGACTGTGTCCGCAGACAGCGGCGTTTTTGATTCACTTACTACTGTTACCCTAAATATCACAGGACCTCTTATTCTAGACGATCTGACAGTCATTAACCTTATAGCAACCACGATAGTGACCGATACTCTTACCGCTACTACTCTTAACATTACAAATTTGGTCGTTGATACAATAACTAGCACAGTGCGAATAGCTGGTAATTTGATTACTGCAAACACGGTGTTAACAGCGGAAGCAACCATATCTGGGTTGTTAACGGTTAGAAATGTTACTGTAACTCAATCTTTAAATGCCCCGACGATAACTGGGACCAATGTGAACGCGACTACTGTTACTACAGACAATCTAGTAGTGACCAACCCTATTACCTTTACGGATCTAGCAGTGTCTACACTTACTGCCTCCACAAGCATTGAAACAGTTGATCTAACGGTAACAGGCTCGCTAACAATAGGATCTCTTACCTCCCTAACAGTCGGAACGTTAATAGCGACAGACATTGCAACTGACACTATAGTAGTTAACACTCTCATGACAGCAGGTACTATTAACGTAGTAACCGCCAATATTAGCGGGACCATGACAGCGCTGGCTGTTGACGCCACTACTGTTGACGCCACTACTGCTGATATTAGCGGGACTATGACAGCAGGTAAGGTGGTAGGGCAGAACACTGGTGTTACGAATCGTTCCGACTTCACTGAGATAGCTGTTGGTAGAATGTATGGTAAGCAGGGGTGGTCAAGTCTGGGCATTGAAAGCACTGATGTAAACGTTGAAGCTACCGTAGAGGGCGGGATTGTCTACGGTGGCAACTTGAAAGTTATTGCCAAGCCTGATGGTGGTGGTGTCCTTAGAAACGGCAAGCTAATAGCATACGACATAGATACTACTACGCTAACCACAGAAGGTAACTTATATGTGCAAGGGTCGATCTTTTGTAATGACAAAGTTATTCACGATTTACCCCCAGCGTCTAAATCTTCTAGTGGCAATGGATCTTTTTACAAGACGTCTAGTTTTGATTTTAGACCTACTACACACGAAGACTTGTGGACTTCGGTTATTACTCAGGTTGGGTCAGCACCTCTAGACGATCCTTCTAGTAGGGTACACAGGGCTTGCAACAAAATATTTTTGCCAAAAGGAGAATATAGTATTAAAGCAGATGTCTCTTTTTCTCTTAGTTCTCCTGAGTCGGGTGGCAATTTTCTAATAGAGATAACCTCTGATTTGTCTTTGGATTCTAGAAGTCTTATCCTTGGCACTGAAGCTGAGTACAGCTATCACTCTTATCTTGATGGAACGGACTCTTTAGTGATGGATACAGCGTATCTATGTGGGGGCGCATCATCATCCCTAGAAATAGAAATGCCAGAAGATGGCAACGTTTATTACTATATCAGGGGTGAAAAAAACAATAAAAAGGATAAATTCAACGTTGTTTCTGGCTATACTATTGAAATTAATAAATTATAGTCGTATACTTTAAAAAAGAACTACAATAGGAGAACGTATGGCTACAATAGTGTATTTAGAGGGTGAGACTACACAGGAGTTTGTTGCTTCTGGAGATTTTGAAAAAGCGCAGGTTTTTGCCCTTGGGACTGTTGGTGCCCCAACCTCTAACCTAGCTGAGTATTCTATTTCTAGTGGCGGCTTTTTGATAGGCTCGATAGTAAGAGGAACCAGAGAAGTATATTTAGAAGGGGAAATAACTACAGAGTTTGAGCCTTCTGGTCGCCTAAGCGTGGTCTTGTCCAGTATGAAGGGAGAGTCAACTCAAGGCAGTCACGCTACAGGGGTAGCAACAATTGTTATTCAAGAGGAGGTTGAGGGCGAAGCTGTACAATATTCAGAAGGGTACGGTATTGTAAACGAGCAACAACGGTTAACTGGCGAGGCTGTACAGTTAACTTATGGCGAGCTAGCTAAAATTAGACAAACAGAGAGGCTAGAGGGGTCAGAACCAGAATGGTTCTCTTGGGGGT